TCACCAAACTTAATAAAAATAACTTGTGTGCCAATATTAGAAATACGCACTGTGCGGTTTCCTATTGGTGTAGCATTTACGGAAACAACTTGACTTGATCCTGTAACAACTAAATTAACGGTGTCAGTTCCGTTTTGAACTTCAAATGGGCGTAAGTACATGTAATTTCCTTAGAAAAAAAGGGGGCCATCCTCACAGACAACCCCCTTTAAACACCTTATTAGGTCAACCTTATCGCACGTACCAAACACGGACATACATCTCACCCGCAGTGGGGTTGCCTGTAGTGGCTGTGCCAGTAAACAGCAAAGGAATATCAGAACCCAAAGGGATTTGATATGCTTGCATAATGTTTGTCAATGGGGTAATCTCATTCGTGCTGCCAGCAGCCGGAGTGTGAACATCAAAAGCATTAGCAAATTTAGTAGCAGTACCAGGAATACCAATACTCAATGTTACAGCAGACACGCTACCACCAGAAAAGGCAGTAGGCTTGTAATAGCCGATATTAAGGATGGTAGAGTCTGCAGGAAGAACGGCCTTTACAGAATTAGCACCGCCAGTAGTGAAGTCAGAGAAGGTAAGTTTAACTACCTTAACATGAACATCTTTGTCATTACTCGTGGGAGTAATAATTGGATCAGGGAAAATGATCGCCATATTTTATTCCTTAGAAAGGGGCATTGCTGCCCCCTAAGTTAATTAGGCGCCTGCCGAGCCGTACAAAGCACGGGGGTCAGTCCAGCCAAACGAGTAACGAGCAGTTGCTTTGAACTTAGCGTTCTCAGTGTCCCAGTCATTATCCATGTCAAAGCTGTCAGCCCGACGTTCCATGTACTTCAGACCATTCTGCACATTAGTACGGATAAACCATGCATCAGTGTCAGTCAAGAAGTGGTTGGTAACAACCGAGGGAATAGCACCAAGAGTTTTGATGGCATTCAGATCGTTGTTATCAGTACCAACACGACCATCAGTACCCAAGATACGCTTAGCTTCAAAGATCAGTTGGCGAGGAATCACCAAAGTCTCAGGACGCACAGCGATCAGCAAACCAGCATCATTAGTAAAACCGGCGATGTCGATGCAAGCTTGCTCAAGGGCAGCTTCAGAGAGGTCGGAGGCAGTCGCAATTTGATTGGACCACGTACCACCCTTGATATTGGGGTGCGAAGCGTTAATCAAAGAGACACCATCACCACCAACATACGAACTGTTAAAAGCACGGTTGTACACATTGGCACCCAGCACCTCTTTGGTTTGACGCATAGAGAAGGCAAGGCCTTCAGCTTTACGCTTACCAATTACGTCGTACTGGTCATCTTCCATCATCTCACGGGTGATGATGAAGCCGAGGGCATACACAGCGTGTTGGTAGCGAGTTACGAAACCTTGGCGTTCGCTATCATAAGAGATAGGAGCACCCTCAGATTTCTGAACTGCAAGACCAAACGAGGACACACCAACATCTTCTTCAAACGCCTTGGTAGAGGTTTGCTTTTCAAAGAGTTTTGTGTACTCTTCGGGATACGACTCATAGGCACGGCCATACCATGCATTGACACCGGGCCAGAGGGCCTTGGCAAATGAGCCACTATTAATTACGGACATTTATAACTCCTTTAAAAATTAAACGCCTGCAGCGCCAGTACCAGTGCTAAACGAAGTTGTATTCAGTTTAACATAGTAGTTGAAAGCTACATCACCAGGGATGTTGTCAGGACGATTGGGGAAACCAACAATCTTCAAAGGAAGAGTTGCCGTAGTTGCAACAGTAGCAGCAAGAGACATACCAGAAGCACCAGTGGAGGTGGAACCAGCGGTCACATCAAAAGAACCGTTAGAGCCTACGTTGGCAGTAATCGTAGCAGCGGAGGCCGATGCAGTGATGTACTGAACTTCGTACACAGTGTTGGGATCATCACACACCAACAGGTAACGATCTGTAGAAGCACGACGATAAATCGGAGTGTTCAAATCATTAACCGGAGGAGTGTTGACAGTATCACCAACACCAGTAAACAAGATACCAACCACGACACCCACAGGAATATCAGAGGCACCAGACACACGGGTCACAGTTGGAACACCAGAAGCAGCGCGAGCGTCACCTAGGAGTTTAACTGCATCGCCCACCATAATGACTGTAGAGTCAGAGGCGGGCACAAAATACACATTGGCTTGGCCGCTATACGGCGCACCAGTGATTGATTTAACGGGACGGAACCCATTAATACGGGAAACACTTGACATTAGTAATTCTCCAAATAGTCAAATTTGATAAATCCTAATGGCAACAGAATAGCTAGTCTCGTGTTATATCGAGCTTACCATAATTACCATCAAGAGCTTTTTCTTTGATGGAGGCTTCTTGTTTGTTTACAAAACCTTGCTTAGCTGCTTGATCTTCAGCATAAAGTTCTTTCTTAATTCGCATAAGATGTCCTTTAACGCCCTGACCCACAGAGAAGATTTTCTTAGAACCAACACTTGTACCTTGCGATACACGTTTGTCACCTACATCGTGAGAATCTTTATCGACGAGTTCATACCCGCCCTCAAGAAACTGCGCAATTCGATCATCTACATCGTTTACGACTCGGTATTCATATTCTGGGTCTTTACCCTTTACCGTTAATACGTTACGCTGGCTTACGGGCACACGCGTAACTCGTCCCTCTGGGGCTTTGGAAATTGCTTCTTTAGTCATCTGTTAGCCTCGTACTTTCTTAAGTTCTGCTATGTAATCTTTTTCTGTCATGGCACCTGAGCGAACAAAGGTGTTCATAACACGACGTTCTTCGTCGGTCAATGTAAAAGAACCACTGGATCGACCAGGAGTACCTTTACCTGCTTCTACTGCTCCGGGCTTATCCTGGTTGGGATTGCGGAACTTGTTGGGAAACTCTTTACGAACTTCAATAGCTACTTTCTTGAGTACCTCTGAAGGAGAGTTACCAGCTCGTGCAAGCTCTTGGCCCAATGTGTCAGCAAAGGCTTTCATAGGGGCAGAGGATTTATACCAAGCATTTTGTTCTGTCCAAGCTACAAACTCAGGGTGCTCAGCACCGGAGTCTTCTTGAACATTTGCTGGTTCATTTTGCAGTTGCTTTACTTGTTCTTTGACAAGTTCGATGCGATCTTCAGCAGCAAGAACTGCGTCAGCATCACCATCTTCTAGGGCTGCTTTCTTTTGAGCTTTCAACGTCTCTAAAGCACGTTTATATTCAACATCACGCACTTGGCTGTGAAGTTTCTTCATCTCATTCAGAGCAGAGCGAACATCTTTAAGTTGTTTAGATTGGTCTTCAATCTTCTTAAACAGTTCACCACGACGCAAGAATTCACCTGCGTCAACCCACTTATGTTCTTCACCAGAGAACTCTTCTTTAGGGACCCAACCTGAGTCCATTGCTTTAAGTTCAGTCTCTGTATGCTCTACAACATTCTCGTTGTCATTAGTAATTTCGTCAGCCATTTTATTCTCCGGTAAGGATTGCCACAATGTCTTCGTCATTCAACGCGACATATTCTTCTTCATCTTTAGGGTCTGTAATTGTCTTGCCACTAAAGCGGGCAAAGGCAACAACATCTCCAACTACAATAGGAACTTCAGTCTTCCAGTCTCGATAAGCCGTAGGGCCAATCGCAACTACAACACCCTTATCAACTCCTGCTTGTGCTCGTTTAGTATTCTCATGTTCTGGGATTACTAAGCCAAGAGCTTCAGCTCGTTGATATTCCTTGTGTGCTTCGTTAAGCTTTTGCTGCCTAACAATAATTCGATGTAAGAGAGGTACAATCATTCTGTTTCCTCAAACCAATCAGTATCCATAATATCACGTAGAGCTTGGATAGCTCCCACTTTCTTCAAGGCTGAGTCATCACCAGCTTGGTAGCTGAGTTCCTCTTTTAGCCCCTCAATACGGTTGGACACCGCAGTGAAGAAAGCTTTCGTAATGGGATACGATTGCCAGTCTTTAAAATCGCTTTGATTCATGTTACTTTATTTCCCTTTGGAAGGTTGTTTAGCGGCTTTTTGTCGTTGGACGGTAGCCATACGCTCTTTGTGCGTGACTTGTTGCCTATGATCTACCTCTTTATGCATGGTGTCTTGGATAAACTTTTGCTTATCTTGAGCAACCTGCATATTAGCTGTATGAGTGGCAATTGCCAGTTTCACACTAGCCAATACTTCTTGATGCCTGCGATCCAAATCAGCAGCTTGCGCTTTCATCGCCAATTGGAACTGTGCATCTCTGCCAGCTAGTTCAGACTTGAACATAGCTTCTTGTTTCTTAATGTCTGCAGCTTGTCCCATTGCTTGAATCTTAGCTTGACTCTCTAGCAACTTAGGATTGGGCTGTTGAGGAACTTGGCCCGTTTGTGCGACTTGTGGGTTGAGTAGGTCTTGTAAATTGGGCTGCTCTTGAGCTTCCAAAATACGAAGGGCTACCTTAACCGGATCAAGTACACCCAATGGGAGTAGTTCTTGCAAACCTTGTGCCTTAATGAGTTTCTCTGTTTGACTAATAGCTGTGGGATCAGCACCAGGACAGATTTTATACTCAGTTGCATTAAAGTCATCTGGACCAACAGTGATGCCAAGAACTTCTTGGTATGTGTTAGGGTTGAGATAGGTATAATTCAACTTGAATAGTTTTAGAAACTCTTCGTTCAAAGAACGATAAACTCGCTTATAAACAGCAGTGAATACTTTCATTCCCTGCTCAATAGTCGCCATAGTCGTCGTAGCAGGAGTGTTCTGCCCCGGCATCTTCCCCACAAAGATTTCGGCTACGGAGGCCAGTTCTTTCCCAGAGCTAATCATAGAGCCCATAAGTTGGAACAGGACGTTACTTGGTTCTTTCGAGGGGAGAGGGATGATCTGACCTTTAAGGTCACCACCAGTGCCATTAACTGCTTTCCATTCGCCTGGCTGGAATCGAGTTTCACCCATGCGAAGTTTCAATCCTTTACCAAGAAAACCAGACTGCAAATTGTTAAGGGTACCAGCATCAATGAGTTGATTAATAAGCGTGTTAACAGACTCATTAATAGGACCCAAGAGCACACCGAAACCAAGATCATAAAAACTACCGTCAGGGTTAGGGATAAACCCAAACTTTGTAAAGTATTCAATAGGCTCAATCATAATGACCTTACCCTTGTCATCATGGGTGATGGTGGATTCGTCATATCGTGCAGCGATTCGTAATACTTTACCAGACTCTAGGTGGAACGTTACAATATACGGCTCAGGATAGTCGTCATCATCTAGGTCTAGATAAGTGTGCTGTTCAATGAGGGTGTACGGAGTAGTTTTATCCAACGTAGGGGCGTTGTGTTTTTCCAGAGGCATGGGAGCATCACCCAAATCCACGTCTAGGAACACCTTAGCCAACTGACGTTCTTTCAGAAGACGAGGACTCATCTCAATCACTTGAGAGACACGCTCTGCTTCTTTTAATGTCTTAGCCCAGTAATTGACCACAAGATTCTTTGGAAGAATTAGGTCAGACCTAACCTCTTTAGTAATTGAATCCCAATATGTCTTTTTAAACATGGTGCCTACAACAGGCAGCATGATGAGCATTTTATCCATCTGCTCTTCCCAACCAGTCATCTCATGCATAAGCTGATAGCTCATGTACATAGAGACTCGATCGGCAGTGGCATACTTAGTGCCATCTGGGTCTTTACCAATGACTGTGGACTTAACCACCTTGCCATCAGAAGGAAGCAAACTAGGGTAGGCTCGTGCAGCAAACTGCATAGCAGCAGTTGTTAGTAAAGGATACTTAACGTTACTTGCTTTGGGCCAAGGAAAAGACTTGTCTTCTCGAACTTGAGTGGCTAGTTTAGTCCACTCTTCCATTTGTTTTTCCCACTCACTGCGGGATTCTTTGTCTTGTTCGTAGCCTTCAAGAGCATCAGCACCAATCTTATGCAGCTTTTCTTTGTCCTTCTTTCCGATACTTTCGGCAAGATTGATAGCTTCTAGAATACCTCGTAGAGACATATCTCCACTATCTTCAGGAAGCGGCTGCATCTGAGGCTGCTGTCCCATTTGATTGGGCAGGGCCTGTGGCTGACTTTGTAACTGGCTAGTATCCAGTTGTTGCTGATTGCCCGGTGTCTGCTGACTCATAAAGTCGGGACTCTGCATCATATTCTTCTTCCTCTACTTCGCGTTGTGTTGGGCCTTCTACCATGCGGTCAAGAATTAGGCCAAGATAGGATAGTGCATCTACTTGGTCATCGTGTTTACCACGACCAAACATCACAGCTTCTTCTTCGAGGGTATGGAACCACTCAGATTGTTTATCAAATTTAACTCCACCCATACGCATACGAGCTTGGATAGAGCGAGCCCTGGCTTTCTTATCTGTGGAAGGAGAAAGGGGCAAAATATTTATGTAAGTGTTTTCACTCATCATACGTTCTCGCAGGAACGGACCAATTGATTTCTCAATTTGACCTTTTTCCATGGAGAGACACATAGGATCGTATCGTCTTTGTAAAGAGAGTATGGTGTCTACAATTTCTGAGGC